CTTATCATAGGTGAGGGTGGAGAGCTTTGGAGACCGGATGGTGACTTCTATAAAGTTGACTTTGAGGTCGGCACCATCATCCTAGAAATTCCAGACGGTTTGTTTGGAACGGAAAGAACCATTGACATCGTCAATGATTTCATCGTAGACTATGCAGGTCAAGGCGTAACTCGTCTAGGCTTCCCAGCTATGAGATTTGCTGATTGTTCTACGGTGGGTAAAGATGCGTTATCCAACCAACAGATTACTTTCTCGGTAGCCGTACAATCCTTTTCGCCCAATACTAACGGTTTGAGCACAGACGGATATTTCGGTGCTATTGTCGATGGTAAGATGGGCGTGAGTATGAATTACGCTACTGGCCTCTTGACGCTCAATTTTACCAACTTGTATCAAGACAATGTTTTGCAAACTTTGAGCACTAAAGTTCAAGTCAACGTCTTCTTGAAGAAGGGTGGTTTCAACAACCTACCTCTCTTCGTAGATTCTACCACCGTGGGCAATATGCTCAGTTTGATTAGTGTCTTTAGTGGGGCTAATGATGGCGGCCCTTCGGCTTTAGTAGACTTACAGAACGACGTATTAGCTACCAGCGTACTTCCAATTAAAAATGGTGGAACCGGCCTCAATGCCGTAGGTGCAGCAGGCACAGTTCTCACCAGCAACGGCTCTACCATCAGTTATCAATATGTCACTGGCGGATCTGTTGGCTATACTCCTGCCGTTCCTGCCAACTGGTCAGGCTCTCCCCCTACTACCGTGCAGCAAGCTTTGGATCGTATTGCGGCTATGATTGGTCCAATCCCATAATTTGAGTGCCCTTGACATCCCTATTTCGCAGATTATGTTCTCGTGCTGGCCCACCCCTGCAATTTGTCCGAATTTTGCAAGCGAAAGAAAATTACATGCCGCGCATGACCCTATGGAAAATAGTCAAGCTTCCCACTCCTTTCGAGCTGGGATGGTCAGACGATCCGCATTTCAATGCTCTGCCTATGAGGGACTTCTCTTCTCCTGGAGATAAGACTCCTACCTGGGAAGATTGGGAAGAGAAGATGCGGAAAGAGTATCCCGTCAAATACTTCTTAGTGGAATCGATTCCTAGATGGATACAGCATCACATTGTAGTGCCTCTCAAAGATGCTAAGTATTGGTTCAAGTGTCATTTCATACCCAGCCATCGCTATCACATATTGGATTTGAGACAGCCAATCAAAAAGGGTCAGATTGAAAACGTTGACGCTTATCGTTGGGGTTGGATTGATTCTGACACTCAGATGCTATACGCCCTCTTCAATATTTTCAACAATTTCGTAGAGCACGAGTTTAAGAACCATTACTGTCCTAGTGAAGAAGAAATACAAGCAGAACCGCATCTTTTGCAGACGCGCAATCTATATCTAGAGATCAAGGCTATTCATTACTGGTGGAACGTGGAAAGAGCCCGTATGCAAGCGGTTCAGGAGAAGCTTCTTCACGATTGGAGTGAGGCTCGTAGAAACGATACTCCTACCGTTCATCAATTGTGGGATGAATTACACAAAGGTGAACAGGCCTTTGATGATAAGACTGATGAAATGATTATCAGATTGGTGAAAATAAGACGTTCTCTTTGGACTTGATATAAAGATGGTAAAAATCATTTCTGGTAATATTCGGGTATGTGTTTATGGAAACTATGAAATGTATCAAGTGTGGATTAGATAAAGAACTGAACACAGATAATTTCTATTGGAGGAGCGACTCACGTACTTGGAGAAGTGAGTGTAAAAAGTGTATTTCTGCTGATCGTCAAAAACTATATGATGACAATTCAGAAGAAATAAAGGGGAAGGCAGCTATTTACAGAAGCCAGAATAAAGTGGTGATAAACAACAAAGCAGCAATCTATAATGGAAAGGACGAGACAAAAAATAGAACGGCGAAATGGAGACGAGAAAACAAAAAGCATATTCGCGAAAAAGAAAAAGCCTGGAAAATAAAAAACCCAGAGAGACATAAAGAGATTGTGCGAAGAAAATCAAAAAAACAAAGAGAGAAGCCGACTAGTAAAATAAAGGTGCACGTATCAAGGCAGGTAAACTTCGCACTTCACAGAACCGGCAACTCTAAGATGGGCAATTCAGTGTTGAAGTTTTTACCATATTCTATGCGGGAATTGAAAGACCATCTTGAAAAACAATTTGAGTCCTGGATGACGTGGGAAAACTACGGGATATATAGGGAATCGGAATGGGTTGATAGCGATCGGTCTACGTGGAAGTGGCAGATTGACCATATTATTCCGCAAAGCAACCTACAATATACCTCTATGTCTGATGCAAATTTTACCAAATGTTGGGCGCTAAATAACTTACGACCACTAAGTGCCAAGCAAAATCTATTTGACGGATCAAATAGAATAAGGCATAAATGAAAATATGTTGGCTTGGTTTTTTAGCTAAGAACCACTCGTGGAGCATTGTGGCGCAGAACCTATCCAGAGAATTTATCAGGATGGGGCACCATGTGGATTTGTTTTCCACCAACGGAAACACGCTTCTTCCAGCCGACCTGAAACCGCACCTGAAAGGTTTCGTAGAACAAAGCGTGCCTTTTAGCCCAGGTTTGTTCGACAAGCTAGACAAACAGTATGATATGCAATTGTCATATACGGCCCTACCCAATTTCGCTTACTATTTTAGAAAGGGCGAGAAGAACCGATTTGGTATTTGGAATTACGAGACTACCATTCTACCCAAAGCCTTCGGCAAGTTCTATCAGTATGTAGATTTGGTGCTGCCGTCCTCCCAGTTTTCCAAGAAAGTCTTCACTGATAATGGAATGCCAGCCGACAAGCAAGTGGTTGTCCCGCATGGAATACATTTGGAGAGATTTGCGCATCTTGGTAAGTATCCTCTCAAGTCGAAAAAGAAGATCAAGATTTTAGCCAATATTGCTCAGCCTCATTTGAGGAAGAACATTCCTGGTTTGCTCAAGACTTATGGTAAAGCTTTCACCAAAGCGGATGATGTATGTTTGGTTCTGAAGGTGGCCCGTAAAAGTCCGCAGCCAGGCTTCGACATTCCTTTCAATGATATCTACAACCAATGGCAAAAGGATTACACCAAGCACGCCGAGGTAGAAATTATCGACCAGTTTTTGACGGACATCGAGCCGCTCTACAACGCTTGTGATATCGTCTTCACTATGGCTCATGCCGAATGCTTTTGGATGCCAGGCCTAGAAGGCTTTGCTGCCAACAAAGTTGTCATTGCGCCTCGTTATGGCGGGCAGTTAGATTTCATGAACGATGACAACTCTGTTCTCATTGGTGGTTCCGAGATGCGTGCCGACAAGCGCATGCAGTATTGGGAGCCGTCAGTCTATGCCAAAGTCTTCAACCCCGATATAGAAGAGGCGTCCCGGAAGCTGAAAGATGTCGTGCATAACTATGGCGATTATCACAAGAAGTTCTCTCCCAAAATGCAAGAGCTGGTGCCAGAATATACTTGGGATAAGGCGGCTAGAAAGATATTAGATCTATGCAAATGAAAATCCCTTTTCTTATCAGTATGTATGGTAAGATCCAAGATTGGCGAGAATACAGGGTAGACGAGATTGATCGATCTATTAGGCGCAGAGAAGCGGGCGGCGTTCCAGCTATGCTGCTTAGCAGCCTTCTTACTCTTGAGGAGAAAGATGACCTATAAACAGCTACCTCTTGTCATTACGCCTAAAGGCAAGCTTATTGATGGCGAAGATATACGAATGACTTGGAAAGAGAAAATTCGCAGAGCTATTCAAGACTTAGAAGATAAGGCACTACGAGCTTTTTTGGAACAAGCCGATGAAAAATAAGTGGCTACCCTTTGTCATTCTACCTAACTGCAAAATTAGGGAACAAAAGAAGGGGACGCTCGGATGGGCGATCAGGGAAAGAATTGGCGTAGCCATCGTCAACCCTAGGGGCGTGGCAGCGGGCAACAAATCAACGATTATAGGTAAGTAAATGATCCAATCTAAGCTAAGCATCGTTATTCCAGTTTTCAATAAGTGGAACTTTACCAAGTCCTGTCTAAAGGATTTAGGACAGCTACCCGATGATCACGAGATCATTATCATCGATAACGCCAGTACCGATGAAACCAAGACAGAGTTAGCTAAAACCTGTAATGAGTTTTTGGGCGGTAATCGCATCTGCGTTAGTGTTATCAATGAGGAAAACACCTTCCATTCCAAAGCTTGCAATCAAGGCTTCATAATGTCTACTGGAGAATACGTTTTGTTCCTCAACAACGATGTCAAGGTCAGATCCAATCACACAGGTTGGACACAAGCTATCATCGAGGCTTGCGATGCTACGATGGGTTTAGTGGGCCCGACTATGGGGCAACTTGACAGGGATCTCAATTTCGTCAAGGAAGCCAACGAACAATTGACGGGCAATTCTTATCTGGGTGGCTGGTGCATCGCTGCCCGACATGAAGTATGGGAGAAGTTAGCCGTGGATGATAAGAAGCATCAGATTTGGAATGAAGAGTTTCCCTTTTACTTCAACGATACCGATTTGAGTTTCCGCGCTCGCAAAGCCAAGATGCCACTGACCGTCATCTCGCTGCCTGACATTGTGCATTTCGGCAAGATCTCCGCTGCCCAAATCAATATTCCCAAGCTGTATAAAGAGGGGCGTCAAGTTTTCCTCAGCAAATGGGGTAAATAATCTGACGTTATATACTTGGTGTGCTAAAATCAGGGGCGTATATCTATATTATCGAAAATATTTTAGATGGCACAATCTATGTTGGCGTTAGTAATTCGCCAAAAAGACGATATTCTGAACATAAGCACGCCGCCATATCAGGCAATAAAATGTTTCACTTGCAATATGCAATGAGAAAACATTTGGACAACATTGATAATGTATTTAGAATGTCAATCATTGAATACTTCAACACTTCTGATGAGGCACTGTGTCAAGAGATTTATTGGATTAGGTATCTAAAAGATATGGGGCTTGTTCTTTACAATGAAACTGAAGGCGGTGAAGGGCAGTTTGGAGAGAACAATTTTTTCTATGGAAAAAGATTTGTTGGCCCCGCCCATCCGTTGTTTGGCACAAAACGACCACAAAATGTGTTAGACGCGTTATCTAAAGCTCACAAAGGTAAAATAATTTCAGAAGAACTAAGAAAACGGTGGAGCGAAAGCCACAAAGGAAAAGGAAGTGGTAGCCAAAATCCTATGTATGGTATGAATGGCGAACTAAATCCTAATGCTAGCATTACTGATAGCAAAGCTATCGACATATATAGAATGTATCATATCGATAATAAACTAATAAGAGATATCGTAATAGAAACTGGAATTAGCAAATCTACTATTGATAGGGTGGTTTTTTCTACAGGTAGATTTGTTTGGACTAAGGAAATCAAATGCTCAATATTCTAACTCTTACCTGGAATGCATCTGACAAATTAGCTAAGCTACACGAATCTTTGATACCAGCATTAGAGGGTATTGATTATACTTGGTTCATCAAGGACAATGCTTCCAAAGATGATACGGTGGCTGTGGCTAATACCTGGGGCGATAAGGTCAAGGTCTTCCCTTATAAGGATAACAAACAGAACTTTTCCGAGGGTTGCAATTTTCTATTTCAACACGCCTCCCCCAAAGATAGTGACCACGTAATGTTGCTTAATAACGACGTTATCATCAATGACACCCAATCTATCAAGCGTATGTTAGGCATCATAACCAAAGACGAGACGGTAGGAATGGTGGGTGCTCGCCTACTTTATACTGGGACTGACCAGTTGCAGCACGCTGGAGTAGTTTTTGTTCCCAGATACAACACGCCCATGCATTTTCGTGCCGGGCAGAAATCCGATGCTGATGCAGAACGTAATCGTGTATTTCAGGTGGTGACAGGAGCGGCCAGCATTACCAAGGCGGAATATTTCAAGAACGCTTTCACTCAGAACAAATCTGGTATCCACGGAATGGACGAAAACTATCACTGGGCCTTTGACGATGTGGATTTGTGTCTGTCTATCAAATACAATATGAACAAGAAGATTGTCTATTGTGGCAACACTAATATCTTTCACGAAGAAAGTGCTTCCCTCAAAAAGAATCCCACTAATAAACTATTCCTCAACCACAATTTGCGATATATGTTTGGCAAGTGGCGTGAGCGTTATGTGATAGACCAAGCTGATTATCTGAAAGATCCAAAGTATAATCTGTATACTGAAAACAAGTAAGGTGTGAATGAAGAAAGTGTTGGTTACGGGAACATTCGGATTTATTTTCAGCAATTTCATCCGCAAGGCTATTCATAGCCAGAAGGGTCGAGACGCTAAGGATAAGTGTGAGTTCGCTAGCATCGACCGCATGACAGACACCACTCACAATTCTCTCTACATGCACAAGGATCATACTTTCTATCCGGCTGATATTCGCGATCAGCATATGATGGACGTTATCTTTCAGTTCGAGCAACCTGATATCGTTATTCACGGAGCTGCCGAAACCTTTGTAGACACCTCTCTCAAAGACCCCAACTCTTTTGTCAATTGCAATGTTTTAGGCACCCAAGTCATCATCAATAGTTGCGTCAAATATGGCGTAAAGAAATTGATTTACACCTCTACCGATGAGGTGTATGGTCAGCTTACCAGCGAACAGGACCTGCCTTGGACAGAGGAGTCTCCGATGGCTCCCAGAAACCCCTATTCGGCTTCTAAAGCCTCCGGGGAACTCTTGGTCAAAGCTGCCCACCATACGCATGGACTAATTTATAACATTACCCGCTGCTCCAATAACTATGGTCCACGTCAGCTGCCCGAGAAACTGCTTCCCAAAGCGATAAAGTGTGTCCTGAATAAGGAAAAGATACCTCTATACGGGGAGGGGAAGCAGATCCGAGATTGGACTTATGTAGGGGACAATTGTTCCGCTATTCTGACCATTTTGGACAAAGGCGAGCCTAACGAGACCTACAACATTTCAGCTCATCAAGAGTTCACCAATATTGAGGTGATACACGAAATCTGTAATGTGATGAAGGAAGGCCATGACCTTATTTCTTTCATCCCCGATCCGCGACCAGGACACGACTTCAGGTATTCGGTAGACACTGCCAAAATCCAAAAATTGGGATGGAAACCAACCGTCAAATTCAAGGACGGCATCAAAGATACGGTTGCTTGGTATGTCCAAAACCAATATTTTCTGAAGTGATATAATAGAGGGCACAGGAGAAATAATGCCAGCAACGTCAATCGTAGAACAAGGATCCAAAGAAGTGCTAACAGACGATGTATCTAATACACAAGTCAAAGCATCCGATGAAGTCGATCCAGCCGTATTAGCGGCACTCAAAGCCAAGAGTCAAGCCAAGCAACAACAGGAGAGCAAGATGGCAGCCAAGATCGTATCAAAGAGAGAACGTAGTATTGCTTTAGGGGTGCTCGGCTCGGGTCAAGCAGGTTCCAGATTAGCAGAAGCCTTTTATAAGTTAGGGTACGATGCAGTAGCTATGAACACGGCTATGCAAGACCTCAAGCATATCGATATTCCAGACGCTAACAAGCTTCTGTTGGAATATGGTTTGGGTGGAGCTGCCAAAGAAATCGAAATTGGTAAGGCGGCTGCCGAATCTCATCGTGGTGAAATTCTACAGCTCGTCAATGAGAAGTTGCAGAACTCTCAAGTCAACGTACTCTGCCTCAGTTTAGGCGGCGGCTCTGGTGCTGGCTCTTGCGAAACACTCGTTGACATTATGTCAGGTTTGCTCAAACCGCTGGTAGTTATGACTGTCCTTCCAATGGATACGGAAGATGCTCAAACCAAGGCTAATGCTTTGGAGACGCTGGCTAAGTTAGGTAAGCTAACTCAGACCAAGAAGGTTAGTAATCTCATCGTAGTAGATAATGCCAAGATTGAAGCTATCTATTCCAATGTCAGTCAGATGAACTTCTTCAATGTAGCTAACAGGGCCATTGTAGAACCTATTGATGCCTTCAATACCCTATCTTCTCTTCCTTCTGCTGTCAAGCCACTTGATCCGATGGAATTCTCTAAAGTCTTTTTGGATGGTGAAGGTTTGACTATTTACGGCGAACTCTCTATTGAGAATTACGAAGAGCCTACAGCTATTGCCGAAGCTGTCATGAACAATCTGTCAGGCAATTTGCTGGCCGGTGGTTTTGATCTCAAGCAGTCTCGCTATGTCGGCTACATTGTGACCGCTAACAAGGAAGTATGGGAGAAGATTCCATCTTCCAGCATTGACTACGCCAACAGCATCGTTAATGATTTGTGCGGTTCTCCTCGTGGCGTTTTCAAGGGCGTCTACGTAGTGGATATGCCGGAAAACGTGGTCAAGGTATATTCGATGTTCTCTGGTTTGGGCTTGCCAGCTTCTCGTGTAGAACAGCTCAAGAACGATACCAAGGAACTACAGGCCAAGGTTCGTGGTAAGGACGAAGCTAGAAACTTGACCTTGACTTTGGACACCGGCACCAATGAAACCATTAGTGCGGCTCAAAAGGTCAAAGACAAGATCGCTGCCAAGTCTTCTACTTTCGGCAAATTCGTCACAGGCGTTACAGACAGGAGAAAGTAATGGATAAGCACGACGGCACCGATGATGTTACTGTGGCTGGCATAGCCAAATTCAATTATGAATTGGGCACCTCCCAAGATGCTAAAAAAGCAGTGAGAGAAACCAAAAAAGCTAACCCAGATCAAATAGGAAGCGTATACTTCCACATTTCTAACAGCGGCGTTACGTTTCAAGTTATAGATGAGGGTTATGGCCCGACTATCGTAGTTAGGGGAGGCTCTTTCGGTAATATGAGCAGCTCATTGAAGTTGCATACTGACGCTGATAGCCTCAAGATATTGGGTGAAATGTTTATAGCTGCTGCAAAGCACGGTAATTTTAGTGAAGAGTATGTTTGTAAGGCTTTCGCTCGCTCAGCAAAATTTTACACTACGGGTCAATCAGAGGAGAAAAAATGAAGCTAGATTTAGATCAGTTTTGGGGTAAGCAAGTTGGTGTGGTTTTTAGTGGTGGTCATTTTATGACCGGAGTTCTCTCCAAAGAAAAATCAGAGGGTGGTGAATTCATTACCCTAATTGGACTTACAATGTATACAGAATTTAGAATTGCCTTCAACTCTATTGATGGCATTGGTCTATTCGTAGAAGGAAGCTAATAATGGAAAACGATATTATCAAGCATTTCGTCAACAAGGACGTAGAGATTTTAGTGTCAGGCGTGTGGATTGAAGGTCATATGACTCCAGTAGTTAAGGGTGTCGTCACGATGCTTCCCTTTGGTGAGGCTGCCACATTTTATGGTCCGGCCGCTTGCAATGTGGAAGTCATTCAGGCCATTAGATTGGTCAAGAGACAGGCTGCCACTACTCCTGCCGTAGTGCCTCCTACTATGCCAGAACCAGCCGATCCAGGTTTGAGATCTGCATTAGAGCAAACCATTCCAGGCATTCGTTTCTTACCGAGGAAAGTATGAAGCAAACAAAGAAACTAACTCGTAAGGTTAGAAACAAATTGGCCAAGGAATTGGCCGCACAACCTAAGCCGGTCCGTAAGTCTGTCAAAGTAGATCCTGCTTTTAGTTTGACTAGAATAATTGAGGAACGTGCCAAGGCTAAAGCTATTAGACTTCAGCTCAGAGAAGTGAAAGCCTCTCTTGAGAAGGAGAACAAATACAAGAGGCCTAAGGTGCAAGCTCATCAACATCGGCATGGTTTTGGTTGCCGTAAGAATTGCCGTTTCCGTGCGGGCGATCCTGCTGCCTCGGTGGAAATTGAAGTAGTGGAGCACGTGCATAGTGCTGACTGCCACCATGAGGTAGATCCGGTTATCCAAATGGCTCAAGAAGCTGAGATGGAAGTCAGTAATCAAACCTGAATAATTTGATATAGGGGCATGACCCTAATCAAAGGTATCGATATTAGTTCTGTGCAAGGAACTGTAGACTTCAAGGCTGTCGCAGCCACTGGAGTACAATTCTGTATTATCAAGTGTGGTAATGGTAATGACGGCATTGATCCTAATTATGCAACTAACTTGGCAGGTGCTAAGGCCGCTGGTTTGCACGTGGGCTGTTATCATTTCGTTTACCCTTTGCCGACCACTCCCGATCATCCAACTCGTTCACCAGCCTCACAAGCAGCGGCTCATTTCAAGGCTGCGCAAGGCGCCCTGCCTTTCTGTGATTTGGAATGGCCCGAAGAGCCCGATTGGGCTAAGTGGGGCTGCACAGCGGCTTCTATCGTAGAATGGGTAACCGAGTATCTGCAAGCTTACGAAAAGCTTAGTGGTCAGCGCCCTATTGTTTACACCTATCCAAATTTTGCAGAGACTGTTAAACTACCAGCATCATTTGCACAAACCTATAAACTGTGGATCGCTTCTTATGAAACCACTCCTACTATCCCTGCGCCCTGGTCAAATTACGCCATTTGGCAGAATTCGGGCGGTTCTTGGAAGTTGCCTAACGGTGTTCCGTGTGATACCGATTTGGTGCCGGATCTTAGTTTGTGGAATATTGGTATAAAAGATCCACCTATTGCACCACCACCACCACCACCACCACCACCACCACCACCACCACCACCACCACCACCACCACCACCAATTGCAGTAATCACTATGCCAACCGTGCCCGCCAAACCGTCAACGCCTTCCGTCTCGATCTGGCAAACTATTACCAATGTTTTGGTTAGGTTATTTGGTGGCAAGTGACGAACTAAAAATTGTCGATGTTGTCGTAAACTCGTGTTATCCAGGAGCTGTTTTCATTAGTCAATTGTTCGGTCGAAAACAGTAATTTTTGTCGAGAAAAAAGTGCCAGTTATATATGATCCTGCGCTATGGCAAAGATCATCATCAAGGGCAATACCTCGCAAATTACCGAAGAATCTGATGTCGAACACGTTTTGGCATTGGATAAACACTTGTCCTTTTTCGTGCAAGGCGCTGAGCACACGGCTGCCTTTCGAGGATTTCTCAATCGTGATGGCGACTATGTCAAGTGGGATGGTTTCAAGAAGCTGCTCACTCCTACTCTACAGTTCGCTACTGGTCTAGTTGACAGGGTCAAAGACTTCTATCAAACTGCCGGTAAAGAGATTGAGATCCTTGATAAGAGACCGGCTAAATCAGTGGGGACAGAGATTCATATCGCTGCCAAACTGAAAGAAATGGACAAAGAACCTTGGCCGTATCAAACGGAAATACTGGATGTCATTGACAAAAATGATCGAGGAATTATAAAGGTAGCTACGGGCGGCGGCAAGTCTTTAATTGCCGCACTTATCGCGGCCAAATTAGGCAAAAAAACTATTATCTACGTTATTGGAAAGGATTTACTTTACCAATTTCACGAATTTTTCTCGGAGGTCTTTCCTGTCCCCATAGGGATCATTGGAGATGGACATTGTGATATTCGAGATATCAATATAGCTAGCATTTGGACGGTGGGTCAAGCCATCGGAATGAAGAAGAGTGAAATCCTTCTTGACTCCGATGATGGTGAAGAGGCTGTTAGCACTAACAAGTATGTCAACATCCTCAAGATGATGAAGGAAGCTAAGCTTCACATCATCGATGAATGTCATATGTCAGCCTGTGAAACCATTCAACAGGTTTTCAAGAAGACGAACCCAGAACACCTTTATGGTTTGAGTGGCAGCCCTTGGCGTGATGATGGGGCCGACTTACTGATTGAATCCATTCTGGGAAAATACATCGTCAACATCCCGGCCTCCCGCCTGATCAAGGAAGGTTATTTAGCGCAGCCCCTTATTCGATTTCGAGTAGTGCCACCCTATCCTTACGAGTTAGAAAAGGTTTATCAATCCATCTACAAGAAGTATGTGGTAGAGAATGATGTTCGTAATGGACTGGTGCTGGAAGCGGCTAAATCTTTGGTAGCTAAAGGCTATCAAACGCTGGTCTTATTCAACAGTCTCAAGCACGGTAAGATTCTATACGAGCTATTCGAGGAGCATATGAAATGTGCTATCTTGGATGGGTCTAATGATAAGAAGGAAAGAGAACAAGTCAAGAAAGACTTGATGAACCATAAGATAGACTGTGTCTTGGCTTCTCGTATCTTCGATATCGGAGTCGATATTCCCAGTCTCTCTGGGTTGGTGGTAGCTTGTGGTGGTAAATCCACTGTCAAAGCTTTACAAAGGGTTGGTAGAGTGATTCGTCGATATCCTGGTAAGAAGTATGCGGTTATCATTGACTTTGCTGACCAAGCTACTTTTTTGGATACGCACTCCCGCACTCGTTATAGGATTTACACGTCAGAAGAAGGTTTTGATGTCTCCTGGCCCAAGGAAGTTAAGAAGCCAAGAAAAGGTAGCAAGAAACATGGCCAAGAAAAAGAAGAAGGTAGTTCATAAACTCAAGTGGCAGTATTGGTGTGAAGAACACCGTGGCTGGCAGATCAATGTTAAAGTTCACCGCGGCTTTACTCCTTTTTGTAGCGGAAAGCCAAGTCATTGGATAACCCCTAACTACGGAAGAGCTTCTAAATATTGGAAGGATGTGACCTGCAAAAAATGCAAGAGGATGAGGAAGAAATGACCGACAAGATTGAAGAAACGGGCGGAGAACTAACTACCATCCCTAACGACAAGTATCGTAAGTTCTTCGAGAAGTTTGCTGAAATCAAAACGCTGGAGGTGGC